CTTTGACATTGCGTGCAACCGGATAGCGCAAGCGCAAGCGCAAGCGCAGATGTTTGCAAAAGTCGGCGCTGGCGATACGGCGGTGCAGGGCGACATGCTTTTGCCTGCCAACGCAAAAGTCAGCGGCGCCGGTACGGCGTCCGCTGGACTGCCGGGTTATACGGCTGGCGACAATACGGAGTGACCATGCTAGAACTTGACAAGATTCACTGTGGCGACAACTGCGACTTGCTCGGGCAACTGCCGCGCGAGTGCATTGATTTGGTGGTGACAAGCCCGCCATACGATGACCTGCGCACCTACGGCGGACACTCTTGGGACTTCTTCGGCGTGGCGTGGCAACTGAAGCGCGTGCTGAAGCCGGGAGGAGTGATTGTGTGGGTGGTGGCCGATGCCACGAAGGACGGCAGCGAGACAGGCAGCAGCATGGAGCAGGCGCTCCACTTCAAGCGGCTGGGGCTGAACCTACACGACACGATGATTTACCAGAAGGCAGGCACTGGGGCTTGTGGTTCTAATCTTGCGTATTGGCAGGAGTGGGAATACTGTTTTGTTGTTTCCAATGGCAAGCCGAAAACGGTTAACCGGCTTTCGAGCGGATCGGTTATTGCGGCGCCTGGGCCGCGCCGTGACAAGGATGGGAATTGGAAAAGCACTAGCTCGGCCAATGTAGGAATGCCGTCTGTGCGCTCGAATGTGTGGAGATACGCGCAACAGAACGCCGACCCACAAGCGGCAGGGCATCCTGCAATTTTCCCGCTGCAACTGGCTGAGGACCACATTGCGAGCTGGAGCAACCCCGGAGACTTGGTGCTGGACCCGTTCAGCGGAAGCGGCACGACAGCCAAGGCCGCGAAGACTCTGGGCCGCCAGTTCATCGGGCTGGAGGTGAACCCGGAATACTGCCGAATCGCAGAGCAGCGGATCGCGCAGGAAGTATTGGCGCTGGCATGAGGCTGCGCGCTAACGCAAAGCTAACCGGGGACCAACGGCCATGAGCCAACCTGTAAGAAACGCTGATGAGTTGCCGGCCGTTGGTACTCCGGTTGAGCGATCTGTTGGGCGGCTGGTGCCGGAGCGCACAGAGGATGGCACGCCGATTTGCCCGTGGTGCGAGCAACCCATATGGGACTACTGCCGAAGCCAGTACGACACGATGACGTGCGTATGGCGACCGATGGAGGAATGACCATGTTTGTACTGACCGACGAGGTTAGGACGGCGCGCAAGTTCTACGCCTGCGACGCAAGCGAGCTTTGGTGCAACTACGGCCCGCCGAGCGACGCGGTGACAGCCGATGACCGGCTGGTGTTGGATGGCGCGAAGGCCGACAAGTGGAAGATCAGGCCGGGCCAGCGCTACCGCTGCGTGGTGTTCCGCGACGGCCGCGAGCTGGTGACGCAACGCGCCCGGCTGGACATGGATTCGCTGTGCCAGCGGCACGAGTTGTATGACGACGCCTAACGTTTGAGCTGAGCCGACAAGGAGGCTGCAGGATGGATGCAAACAAGCAAGTTGAGCAGGCCGACGAAGGTCGGCTCCAGCGAAGGGTTGGGCGGCCGGCGCCGGAGCGCGCGAGAACCTGCGAGCAAGGCTGCAACGGCTGCGACGACTGCACCGACTACGAAGACGACCTGGACCAAGAGTGCACATACTGCCGTGGCCTAGGCACCGACCCATACATGGACCACCTGATGACGTGCCCGTACTGCGATGGGAGCGGCGACCAATGAGTGACACCGCGCAATACCTGTTGTTCTTCGGCCTGCTGTGGGGAAGCGCGCTCGCCGCGTGGCTGTGGATCCGCTGGCGCTTGGCGCGCGATGCTGCCGCCGAGCGTGCGGCCCGCGAAGCCTGGGCGCTGGTGAAGCCGCGAGAGGGTTGCACGCGGACGATCCCAGGCTGTATCTGCGCCCGCGAGAACCTGGGCGAGTGGTGTGTTCACCGCCGGCCCAGCAGCAAGACGCCTAACGTGTTGTATCCAGACTCTGCAAAGTAGGAGCCGCAAAGTGAGGCGAACTTGGTACCCGAGCAGACACGGATCGCGCGGCGGTCGGAGCTTGCCTGAAGACGGCATGCCGAGGCCAGAACCACCGGCTGACCCGAAGCCAGGCGCTCCAGCAGGACGCATCATCGCCGAGCTATATGGCCAACGGTTCGAGGTGGAACTCCGCGTGCCAAGCGACGAACAACAGCGCCGTGCGCGCTCCGACCACTTGGCTGTCGAGATCGACGGCGAGTGGCGCAGGATGAGCCTGCGAGCGGCGCTGCTTGAGCTGGACAAGATGGTGCCGCGCGTGATGTCGCGGCGCGAGCGCGCCGGCCTCTAGTTCGCCGGCTTCAGCGCGCGGTACTGCCGCTCGCAGACGTCGCGGGCCCGGGCGGCACCGTCTGCAAACTCGATAGTTCCCGCTTCAGCCTCGTCCAGCCTTCGGCGCAGGTAGGCTGACAGATCTCGGGCCGCGGTGGCTCCTGCGCTTCCGGGGCCAGCTCCGGGATCGCCGCCACAGGCCCGGGCCTCGAGAACGGCGAGACGGTCACGCAGCTCGCCAGCAGCAGACTGCTGCTCGAGCAGAGCAGCGCGAGCGCGCGCCGCAGACTTCCTGGCTTCATCGATCGCCCCCTTCTTTTCCGCCTCGCGGCGTGCCGTTGCCGCCTTCGCCTCCGCCGCGCTGGCCGCCTGAGCAGCAGCCGCGGCGACCTCGGCGTCCCGGAATTTGGACCGCTCGGAGAGCGCCGCGTGCCGGTTGAACCCGCCCCAGATCACGGCGGCCGCGAACGCCCAGACCCACCAGCTGACGCCGCTGGCCAGACCGAGCGCGCCCTTGATCAGTCCCATTCCGACTCCTCCGCGATCGACTCGAGCTCCGGCAGGTCGACCGTCTGCCCGGCCAGCTCGTGCTGGCAGTCCTTGCAGTAGCGGATCTGCCCGTCCACGATGAAGTAGTGGCAGAGCCCGACCAGGTGCACGGACGGGTGGAACGTCGGCCGCTCCTGGTCGCCGTTGAACGACCACTTGTGCCCGTTGGCCTGCGCGCGCGCGTCGGTCGGGATCACGTGCATGCCCTTGCAGCCCGGGCAGTAGTGGCGCCAGGCCGGCGCGATCGTCGGATCGGAGTAGACGACCTGCTTTAGCTTCACGACCAGCCCTCGCGCCGCTGCTCGCGCCGCTTGGAGAGGATCCAGAAGCCCACGCCGATCAGCACCAGCGCGAGCAGCGCGCCAGGCGGCACGCCGATGAACTCGGCCACCGTGCCCACGGCGCCGCGGATGGCACCCAGAGCACCCCGGACCGGCTCCAGCGCCGCCGTGACACCGTCCGCCGCGCCCTTGACCCCTTCCAGCGCCGGCGCCAGCTCGGTGGCGGCGGTGACGGCGCCGGCGGCCACGGTGACCACGGAGCCCTGCGCGATCGGGGAGCGGGTGAGCTTCGATTCACCCTCCACCGCCTGCGCGGTGCGTTCGAACCCGGCCTCCGGCGTGAGGTAGAGCGACGCCTCCCGGGCCCGCCTCGAGGTCAGCCCGTCGAGCACCTCGAGCTGACCGGTGCGCGGATTGCGGGCCTTGTTCCACAGGGAGAACGCGCGCGCCGCGGCCGCCCGGTTGCCGGCGTTGTGCTGGCGCAGCACGGTCGACCGCGCGAACGCCTCCAGGCCAATGTTGTACGCCAGGAGCACGAAGGCCCCCAGCTCGTTCGGGGACGGCGGCACCGTGCACAGCTCGAGGATGGCCGCCACGCGCTCCTCGAGGTCCTCGAGCAGCCACCGGTCGGCTTGCTCCTTGGTGCAAGTCGCGCCAGGCCGCACGCCGTCGGTTTCGCCCCAGCCGATCGTCCAGACGCCGGCCGGGCACCGGTATGCGACCAGCGCGCACCCGCCGTCGGGCCCCTGCTCGTAGTCGGCGAGGATCGCCAGCGCCTCCTTGGGGATCGGCCATGGCAGAGACGGATCGGGGAGCGGGAAGCGCAGGGTCATTGCTCGCTCCTTCGGCCGCCGGCGGCGTGCCGCATTTGCTCAGTGGAGAGCGGCCGCGGACGCTCCGTGCCAGCCGGTGGGGCGTAGCGCCAGCGCGCCAGGCTGAGCAGAAAGAAGACCAGCACGCCGGCGGCCACCGATGCGGTGCCCCAGGCGGCGAACTTGGTGAACGAGAGCAGAAACGCGTTGAACATGCCCAGGGCCAGCGCGGCGTGCTGCAGGAACACCCGCACCGCGGTGACGCCGCGCATCATCTTCTCGATGCGGCACGCGATCATGATGCAGCCGACCACCAGCATGGCGTCGGCCGCCACCATCGGCAGGTTCCCGAGCATCAGGTGGAACAGGATCAGCAGTACATCGCCGCCGCTCATGGCTTGGTCCCTCCGCCTTGGAGTGCCTGCCACTTCTCGTACAGCTTCCGACCGATCGCCGCCCACTTGTCCGGGGCAGCGGAGATCAGGAACGCGACCGGCAGCAGGAAGCCGGTGAAAGAAGCATCCGTGTAGTCGACCAGGCGCTCCGCCAGGAACTGCGATGCCGGCACGGTCACGCCGATGCAGATGATCAGCGTGATCAGAGCGTACACCCACGCTGGGAGCTTTGACTCCATGTCGCGCCGGTACAGCCCGACCAGAAGCCCGGCGAACCACCCGAGCAGGATCAGTGCGTAGGCCGCCAGGAACTGGCCCGCGCGCGGTCCCCAGAGCAGGCCGGCGATGGTCAGCGTGGCCGCCCAGAGCGACAGGTCGACGTCAGGTGGGGGGGTGGGTGCGGCCATGCAGGCTCCGATAGACGTAGAGGGAAAGCCAGAAGACGACCACGATGCCGATCGCGCCCAGGTCGAGATCCAGGCGCGCGCTGCAGATTGACTGACCAGGCGCGACGGGCCAGGGCCGGTGCATGAACGCGAACGAGCACAGCGCGACCTGCACCTCCTCGACGGACCACCACAGGGCCACCAGCGTGAGCGCGCTCGAGCGCGGCGCCAAGTGGTGCACGGTCCAGATGAGGGTCAGAAGCGCGAGCGCCCCCAGCGCCTTGGACGCCAGGCCGCGCAGCTCGGGCGGCCAAGCGTCGTAGAGGTAGTGCCGCGCGCCCATGGCCAACAGCAGCACCGCCGCGACATCAGAGCGGTTCCTGGGGACCACCGCCACCTCCGAGCGTTTGCGGCTGGGACCACTTCATGGGACGGCCGAACAGCAGTCGCAGCGCGTCGACCAGCGGCACGCCGCAATCGACCTTAAGGCGCCAGGCGAAGTAGCCGGTCGACAGCAGCATGCCTACCACCAGACCGATGAGCAGCGAGAGCAGGTTCATGGTCAGCCCCAGGTGTTGCGGTGCGGCGGATTATCCACCGGTCGGCGCGTCGATGAACGTCCGCATGTCGATGGTCGCGGAGTCCTGCACCAGACCGGTCGCCGTCTCGCGGATCTCGAAAAACACGATGCGGATGGCAGCGCGATCGGTGCCCGGGTCGACATAGCCGGTGGAGAGCTCCCAGGTGCGGACGGTGCCCAGAGCCTCCCAGGAGCCGACGGTCCCGGTGAACGTGACCGGCGATCCGCCGTCGACCGAGGTCAGTACGGTGGCGCGCACCTCGTAGAGGGCCGCCAGCGTCGGCTCGATCTCGCCGTAGAGGTTCCACTCGCCGCTCGGCGTCGGCGGCAGGTACAGCCCGCTGTTCAGCGTGTCGTAGGACAGAAGACCCGTCGCGCCGAACGTGACCGAGCAGCGCAGGTCGCCGGAATACACGGTCGAGTCGGTGACGTCGTACACAGACGCGTCGAGGATCCGCGGCACCACCAGCGTGCCGCCGCCGGTGTCCACGCCGCCGGAGTCGTCCGGGAGCCCGACCGGGTCCTGGATCTCGCCAGGGCCGGGCAACAGCGCGTTGTCGGCGGTGTGCACGCGCTCGTCATCGATCACGCCGACCAGAGAGAACAGCTGCGCGCCGCCATCGGTCTGGCCGCCGTCGGAGATGCTCTGCACCTTCACCAGCTCACGCGAGCCGACCAGAGGACCGAGCATGAACTTCGGACGCTCGCGGGTGCCGTCGTCCAGCACCAGGGTGAAACCAGGCGCCGCCTCGAGCGTGACGTCGTAGGGGGTCGGGCCGGGCGTGACCCGCTGCGCGTCGGTGAGCAGCCCGTCATCCTTGATGAACGTGATGTACAAATCACCGGCGTCCCAATCGGGGACCTCGGAGAGCCCCATCACCAGCGTGCCGGTGTTGAACTCGACCACGTCGCCGGACTGCGCGTACCCGACCTGATCGGGCACCACTGCGACAGGCGACATGTAGGCCGGGAGCATGCCCTGCATTTCGGTGGTCAGCGACGCGACGCGCGGACGGTAGGCCAGGTCCGCGGCCTCGTATAGGCCCTCGCGCTCCGCGTGCTTGGCGCCGACGATGCCCTCCAGCCGCTTGTGAATCGGGTTCGACATGTCGGACAGTTCCACGCCGGGCATCGGGCAGGGGATCTCGGTCCACTCGTTAGTCCGGTGGTCCTGGTACTCCACGATCACGCCATCGGGCGCGTTGCGAGAGCGGAGCCGCTCGGAGATGGAAATGCCAGGCTGGCAGTTCCGCGGCGTGAAGGCGGTGACCGGAGCATCCACGAACTCGTCGCGTGCGATGCTGATCAACCCGTTACGCCGGAAGACGCGCGAGCGACCGGCGCGCGCGATGAGCTGCGCGGCGTCCCACCCGTTGAGTGTGCTGTCGAAGACGTAGTCGAAGCGGTCCTGGCGCGCGTCGGCCTGCACCGCCAGATCGTAGAACGATTGCAGGTCGATGCGCGAGTCAGGCTTGTCCATGCCCCAGCTGCTCGAGGTCAGCAGGTCCAGGACCCACCAGACCCAATTGCGAGTGTGCTCCTCGGGATTCCAGGACAGGTCGCTGGCCAGCGTTCGGCAGTACGCCTGACAGATCAGGCGCAGGTCCCGGCTGGCGGTCTGCGACAGCTGGCTCGAGGCACGCATGACCACCTCGAAGTGCGCCGCCTCGGGGTTGAGCCGCGCTGGCTCCGCGAGGTAGGCGCGAAGACCAATCCACGCGATCTCGTGTAGCGCCGCCGGGTCGGTGTCCTGCACGTCGGTGCGCACCAGGCGGACCTCCACGCGCGCGGCGGACGGGAGCGTGTACTTGTCCGACCAGCGCTGCGGCGTCGCGGTGAAGGCAGTGCGCGTCTCGTTCGCCAGCGTCGTCCAGGGCCCCAGCACCTGCCCGAAGTCGTTTATCTCGCGGTACTCGACGCGCCAGGTGACGGTCAGCGCGCCGGTCTTGCCCAGGCCGCGCACCGCGGAGACGTCGACGCCGATCGCGGTGCAGGTCCGGCGCGCGGCGCACGCGGCGTAGCCTCCGACGAAGCGCCCGGACTCGAGCGTGGCGGAGGACACCTCCACCGCGGTGGTGACGTTGGCCAGCACCTCGGTGGGAAGCGTCCCCGGCGGCAGGTACGTCGCGCGCACCACGTCGGCGAAGCGGGTGATCGGCGTGTTCCCGATCTTGGCCACCACGTCGTGGTTGCCGATGCCGACGGCGAACAGCGCGAGGAAATACTGGTCGTTATCCAGATCCGGGTCGGCGTCCGAATCGCCGGCGCGCGGTCGGTATTCGAAGTAGGGCTGGCTGGCGTAGGGCGGCGTGATCTCGCGCTGGCCGCAGATTTTCCAGATCGGCTGGTCGAGCCGCGCTTCGTTGCCGGCCACGCTGGTGGAGAACGCGTCGCCGGTAGCCTGCGGCCGCGGAATGGCGTCGGGCCCGACCGGCGGCAGTAGCAGGTTGACCGCGGTCTGCCCTGCCAGAGCCACCAGGAACCCCGGGATGCCGCCGATGAACGCGCCAGCGATGGCCACGGCCACCTGCAGCACGCCGCGCAGAGTGTCCCGGTCCTGGGGCACATCGTGCCATTCGATGACGTCCCCGGGCTGCGTCAGGCTTTCCCAGGACTCGCGCAGCAGCCACTCGCCGTTGACGCGGCACAGCAGGATTCCGGCGTTCTTGGGGGCCAGGCTCGAGATCCGGACGCCGACCGGCACCGGCAGCATGTCGGTCGGCTTGATCTGCTGCAGGGGGACCGGCGCGAAGCCGCTGACTGGTTGCAGGTTCACTCACGCCTCCACAGCTCGATGCTCATGCCGGCGGTGGCCTCGAGCCAGTGCTCGAGCACGACGCCCGCCTCGTGCGACGCGTGGAGCACGCGCAGGCCGCCGTTGGCGCGCACCACCAGGCCGCAGTGCAGCCGGACCAGCGACCGCATGATCACGATATCGCCGTCCGCTGGCTTGCTGCGATCGGGCAGCCGCCGCATCGAAGCCGCTCGAGCGCACGCCAGGATGGCCCGCGCGTTCTGCGGCGAGCTGGGAGCGGTCTCGGAGACGGCGACCGGCTGGAAGACGATGCCGTGCACCTCACGGAAGACGTGCCGCACCAGGCCCCAGCACGAGAACGCGTCCGGCCCGTCGCCGTGCGGATCGCGCGAATGCGGCAGGCCCACGTAGGCAGCGACCCAGCGGTTCATCGCTGGAGCCCCGGGTATTCGGTGCGACGGAACGTGATCGCCGGCACCGCCAGCGTGCCGTCGTCGTCCAGCTGCGCGGCGATCTGCAGCGCGGAGCCGACCATGTCGATCGAAGTCAGCTCCACCTCGAGCGGCGGCAGCAGCGCGGGCCCGGAGAGATCGTCGCTGGCATACACCCGCTCGATGATCACCCACGGATCCAGCGTGCCTCGAGCGAGCGCGAGCAGCGGCCGCATCATCCCGGCCAGGTCCGGCCGCGACATGGAGATCTTCGGGGCCTCCGGCTGGTCGGATTCCTCGGGCCTCGAGACGGACATGGGGCACGACAGGAACTCGACCTCGTTGTTCGCGTTGCGCGCCGCGGTCGGCTCGATGAACGCCGACAGGTCGCCGTTGTCATTGACGAAGTAGATCGGCGCCAGGAGCGTCGGGTGCCAGAGCTCGTAGCAGTACAGCATCTGCCGATAGATCGGCGCCACGGCGGCCGCTTCCTGCAGCGCCTGCGCGAGCGTCACGCCCTTACGAATGATGTCTGGCATGGGTCAGGCCCAGGTGATGCCGATGGCGTTCTGACCGAACAGCGGCAGCGAGGATCCGGCCACGATGGACTTCGGCGCACCCAGAGCACGCCAGAACATCAGGTTGCCAGCCACGATGGCGTCGAGCAGCTCGCCGTGCGTCGCCACGCCCTGGTCGGCGGTCGGCGCAGGGAACTCCACCAGCGCCTGATTGGCGATGCGGCCATCCGTGCCGCTGCTCGGATCCTCGGTGAGCCCGCCCTGCGTCGGCGTCCACCCGGCGAGGGTCGACGGGATCGCCACCCGCGCGTAGCCGCCGACTCCAGGCTCTAGCCCGCCGGCGGCGTTGGTCGGGGTGGTGGTGGTGTAGGCCGCGTAGAGGTTCGCCGGCCACACATACGCCTCGTCGCGCCAGATCAGGTCGATCAGGCGGTTGGAGAGGTAGTCCGACATTCCGCCGGAGACACCCAGGTCGAAGATGATGGTCCCCGGGTCGAACGAGATCGCCTCGCCCTCCGCCAGGGTGCGCGGATCCATGTCAGCCCACGCAAAGAGGTTTGCCCCATCGAACAGGCCCACCGCGATGATCGGGCCGCTCCAGCCGCCGGCGCCGGCAACGCCGAAGTCGATGAACTCGTTGTTCGAGGTTCGATGCGACGTCCCGGAGCTGGCCAGCGTGGTCCCGGCACCCTGCGTGCCCGCCCAATTCGCCAGGCCTCGCGTCGAGGATTGGGGTACGTACCCGGTGCCGGTCACCTTGGTGTGCGCGGAGTCGGACACCGCCGTCAGCAGGTGCAAGGTCCAGGCGCCAGCGAGCGTGAGCCCCTGGCCGCGCGCCATGTCGGCGAGAAGATTCTCGGCGTAGTCGGTCAGATGAGACATCAGGCCCCCTGAATATTCCAGGCAGTGAACCCGACCGGCACCGTGTAGGAGAAGCGGTCCGTGCCGGTTCGGATCGAGCAGGAATATGTCGCCTCGATATTGTCTGCAAAGAAGGAGAGATAGTAAGTCTCCGCGACATTCTCGAGACCGACCGCATTATCTCCAGTGACAGGATTCGCACCCCCGAGCCACGTGCCATTTTTTCCGAAGTACATATAACCGTCGAAGGCTTCGACGGCAAGCATGATCACGTCGCCCGAAGAAATTGCGCCGAGGTTTGTGATGAGAGATCCATTCACGAAGACATCGCCGCTGAGATCGATCGCGCCTCCCGTTGCGGAACTGCCGGGATTGTCCCGCGAGACTCCGAGCTGAACGGTCGACGCGCCTCCCTCGAAGAAGTCGAAGGTCGGCACGAGCTCGGCATAGTATTTGCCGGGGCCAAGCACGCCCTCGGCTGCATCGATCGATGCGACGGTTGCAGCAGAGCTGAACGCGGCGGTGAAGTCCGCATCCGTGAAGACCACGGTGCCGACCTCGTTGGAGCTGTTCCACGGATTCGAAGGCGGCGCGGAGTTGGGCCCGTCAATCACGCTGAGGCCACGCCCGCGCTGCTCGAGCACGCCCTCCACGCGCCACAGGCCACCAGCCACGAAGCGCCAGACGGGCTGCTCGATGAACCGGAACACCGCCGGCACGCGGCCCTGCGGGAGCGGCCAGGTCGCGTTAAACCACGCGCCGCCCTCGTAGATCTGAACCCGCCACCACTGCTCGAAGATCTCCGCCTCAGACGGAGAGAACGGCGGCCAGGTCGCGCGAACCACCGCCAGCCGGTCGAGTGAGAGCGGTCGCTCCTCGCGCGGTCGGTCCCGGTCGGATGCCTGCTCCCGATCGAAGGGCGTCACATTCTCGGTCTGGGGCACGCGCAGCGTGGTCGGGTAGTCGGTGGCCATTTCAGGAGGTCTCGTCCACGAAGCCATCGAGCGACACGTCGATCTCCATCGTCATGTCCGCGGGGATGTAGGGGATCGCGCGACCGAGCAGCGGCGCGCGGATCTCCATCGAGAGAGAGCTTAGGTCGGGGCCCTCCTCGAAGGGACCATCGATGAGGTAGAGCTTGCCGAACACCCGCCCGCGACCGTAGTGCATCATTTCCGTCTGGAACTGCACCCAGCGCGCGGTCCACCAGGACAGGCTTGGCCAGCGCCCGGAGGTGGGCCCGGGGCCCTGGGTTGCCACCCGAGCAGCGAACAGCTCGGTGCCAGCCTTCAGCGTGCCCTCGTACCACTCGTAGACCGCCAGGAGCGGAGCCGCCTCCAGGAGCCAGACGACGTCGACCATGCGCTCGGCCTTGCTGCGGACCACCCGCGGCCGGCTGTGACCGGTCTGCATCGGAACCTGAGCGTAGCGCGACAGATTCTCGATCTGGTGCCCGTCCGCCAGGAACACCGGCGCCTCGGGCGGAGCGACGATCGTAGGCAGCGCCACGTCAGGCTCCGCCGCGCCGCGCCAGGCCGCGGTTCAGGTTCAGTCCGGCAGACTTCAGCGCGACCGCAGTCGAGCCGGTGCGAGACGCGATGCGGCGATCGACCTCGCGCACGGCGGCGTCGATGACGAAGCGCACGTCGCCGTTCGACTGACGCTGCTCCTGGATCCGCGCGCCGTGATTCTCGATGATGGTGCGCGGAGCCTGCCCACCGGTGAGCATGCTGTTGGGCAGGATGCGACCGCTGGTCGACGGGCGGAACAGCTCCGGGCCCTGCTCGCCGACCAGGAGCGCGCCGCCCACGTTGCGATGCGCGTCGCCACCGCCTGCCCGGCGCCCGCGGATCAGGTCGCCGGTAGCGGAGAGCGGTGAGTCTCCGGTGGTGATGCCAACGCCGCCGCCGCCGGAGAACGCCGACACCGCTGCGTTGATCAGGCCGCCGATCAGGTCATTCCCGCCGGCGGCAACCGGCTCGATCAGGGGCCGCAGGACGGTCTTGGCGAACTGCGCCTTCAGCTCCTGGATGAAGATGGTGGTGAGGTCCGACCCCTTGCGGTACCCGTCGAGGATGCCCGCCTCGATGGAGTCGGCCAGCGCGGTCGACGCCTTGTCGCCAGCCTTGGCCACCGCCTCGTCGTTGCGCTGCTCGATGCTGCGCCCGATCTTCTGGCCGATCAGCGCCTCGCGCTCGCGCAGCGCCGCGATCTCCGCCTCGAGCACCTGCAGGGTTTCGTCGGCCGCGCCGTTGGCCGCCCGGCGCGCGAGCTCTTCCTCCTTCAGCGCGCGCAGAGAGCTGACCCGGGCACGTTCCACACCCAGGATGCCCAGCTCGTCCAGCCCGATGAGCGCGATCTCCTTGCGCAGCTCCTCGTTCCCCTTCGTGAGCGAGTCGATGTTGTCCAGCTCCGCCCTGGAGCGCGCCGACAGACCCGCCACCTCGGAGTCGCGCAGCGAGATGGCGATGCGGGCTTGGTCGTTGGCCTGCGCCTGCGCAAGGATCGCCGCCTGCAGCTTCGGGTTGATGCCCGTCAGCCGCTTGGCCTGAATGTCGTTCAGCGCCTTCTCGTAGTCGGTCAGCTTCTGGGTTTGCTCGCCGGCCTTCTGCAGCGTCTCCAGGTACTTCTGCGCTTCGCTCTGCGCGGTGCCGTCCTTCTTCGGCTTGCCGACGGCGCCGTCGAACTCGATGCGCGGCCGCCGCGCCAGACGCGCGGTCTCGGCGCTGGATTGGTTCGGGTCAGGAGCGGCCGCCGCCTTGGCGACAGCACGGAGCCGCGCCAGCCGCTGGGAGAACAGCTCGGGACTGAGCACGCGCTCGAGGTCGGCGCGCGCCTCCTCCGCAATCACCTTCACCGCCGCGTTGTCGCCGGCCAGCTTCGCCTGCGCCGCGGCCACGCCGCTGCCGATGTAGATCCCGAGCGCCTGGAAGATGCGCGTCACACCCTGCGCAGAGTCGATCACGAAGGCCAGCGCGGTCACCGCGGTCTCGGCGAACTGCTGAATCGGTGACTCGCCGGCGAGCTTCTTCCCGGCGGAGTCGACGCCGATGAACTCCTGCACCAGCTCCTTGGCGGTGGCGGACAGATCGTTCAGCGCCGGCAGGACGTCCACTGCGGCCACCGAAGCGTAGGCTTTCAGAGTCGCGGTGAGCTTGCCCTGGCGGTCCTTGTAGGCGTCCGCCAGCTCGATCTGCTGCTGCGTGAGGATCACCTGCCGGCCGCCGGCATCCTCGTAGGCCTTGAACACCCGCAACTGCTCGGCGCCGGCCTTGCCGAACAGCGCCAGGGCTACCGCGGACTTTTCCGGGCCATCGGCGAACGAGTTAAACGCCTTGGCCAGCGCGTCGACGCGCGCGACCGGGTCAAGCCGCTTGAACTCCTCGATCGGGATGCCCAGAGCCGCCAGAGCAGCGCCGGCGGCCTTGGACTCGTCGTCCACGCCCGACAGGTTCTTCGTGAGCTTCAGCGAGGCCGCCGCGATCGACTCGATCTCGACACCGGCGATGCCCGCGATCTGGGTGAGTGACGCGAGGTCCTCCGCGGTGGCGCCGGTTTCTTCTTCAAGGTCCTTGAACTTGGCCGCGCCCTCCACCAGCGCGTCGAACGAGAGCGCCACGCCGGCGGCGGCCAGGGCCCCGATGAGCTGGCCCTTGATCGAGCTGGCCGTGTCGAGCGCGTCCTTCTTGAACTGCTTAAGCTGCTTCGAGGCACGCTGCGTGTCGGTCACGAAGCTGCCCGTCTTCATCAGCAGGTCAATAATTATGCTTCCGGCCGCCACGGTTTACCCCTTCCTGCAAGCACCCAGGTGCCAGCGTCCAGCATTGAGGATCGATACCTCCGCACCGCACTTCAGGCAGCAAAGCATAGGAACTGGAATGCCGCGCCTTCGCTGCGACATCTTCTCCCGCGTCTCGCCACGGGGTCGTTTTCCCAGCTTGGCCACAGAGAGCTTCAAGCGATGCTCTGCGGACTTCGGCTTGCCTGACAACGCCGCCGAAACACTCGGGCGGCGCTGTCCACGCTGCTTGGCCGCCCGAGCCTCGATAGACGCGGCGGCAAACTTGAAGCCCGACATTCCACCGCAACCGCCAGAGGTCATATTTGCCAACGAGACGCCCGCACGCTTCAGCTTGGCGATCAGCTCCGCCTCGACCAGTCCGGCAAGGTCCTCGTCCAGGCCGGTTGCAGCGTATTCGACCAGCACGCCGCCAGCCGCGTCCCTGGTAGCGCACCACAGGGCATTGCGTCGCTGCATGACGGTCGCACGGTAGCCGCTTCCCTTGCCGACGTAGAACACCGCGCCGTCGTCTTGTCGACGGTGCAGGTACACGTAGAAGTCGGCCATGCGTTACCCCTTGCCAGGCGGCGTGAAACCGAACGCCTCGAACGTCGACAAGTCGGCGTCGTTCAGGTGCGCCGTTGCCGGATCCGGCGAGAGCCAGTCTATGCGCTTCTGCAGCAGGTCTGGCGTTTGACCAGGCCCCGAAGCGGAGTGCGCGACCAGCGCCGCCGGCCGATGGTACCGGTGCAGGTCATCGAACGGATAGAGCTTGTAGTACTCCCGCCAGGCGATGAACTCCCTGCGGCTTATCGTCCTTTTCCATTCCGCGACCGACCGGCCGCCGAGCGCGAGCGCGAGGGTGAACCAGAGCCAGTGCTCGCCCCTGGCTCGGAGCTTTTTGTCTCCGAAGCGACGACCTGCGCGCCGTAGGTGTTGACCTCGAGCAGCGCAGCGAACATCGCGCGGAAGACAGGCCGCCGCACCCGCACCACGCGGTCGTAGGGGAGCGCCTGCTTGCCGTCGGCGGTCACCAGGCCCTGAGAGAGCAGGCGCGCTGCCGCGGCACCGGCCACGTTCGCGTCAGCAGAATTGACCTGCGCGGCGTAGACCTCCCACGCCACGTTGTCCAGTTGCCGGAAGTGGAACACATGCTTCGAACCGTCCGACAGGCGGATCGTCTTCTCCGCGATCTCCGCGGAGACGAACAGGGAGTCGTCCATGCGACCCCCGATCAGGCCGGCGTGTAGGCGAACAGCTGGACGTCGCCGGAGCGCTGCAGCGTGAGCGTGCCGCGCACGATCTCGTTCGTCGCCACGTCGAAGTTCACGTCCGCGATGTAGGCATCGAAGCGGAACGAGGAACGCGTGGTCGGGGCCACGATCGCGCCATCGGTGTCCAGAGTGGGGGCCTCGGTGCTCTCGGAGAGGCACGCAATCCACTTCAGGGTTTCGCCGGCGCGCTTCAGCTCCAGGAGGTTCTGGTGCGAGAACTCGCGGGGAATGAAGTTGAACGGAACGGAGACGCTGCCCGGGTTGCCGAGGCCGCCGGCGTATTCCTTGTCGCCGACGGTGTCGAGGCAGGTGATCTCGATCTGGTCCTTGGCGCCACCCAGGCCCTGCACGCCGGTGGGGCAGGCGAGCTTGATCAGGTCGGGTTGCGAGCTGGTGACCGAAGCGTCCACGAAGTAGAGCTCGGTCCCTTGGGTCTTGACGGTGCCGACGGTCATGATGGGAACCTTTCGAGGTAGGGGCCGCGCGACGGCGGCCAGGTGGGGAAGGCTGGATCGGTCAGGACTCGCGCGGGAGCCAGAAGTCGAAGTCCATGGAGATCCGGTACAGGCGAGTATCCACGTCCCGGGTCAGTCCGCGCAAGGCGGTCATGTGGGTGACGGTCTCCATCTGGTCGCGCACGGCGGTGGCCGCCTCCACACACTCCGCGTCGCCCCGGGCATAGACGTCGATCTGCACGCCGGAGCGATCGTGGCTCGGGGTGCTGCTCAAGTTGTTTTCCGGCACGCCGGAGACAAGCAGCCAGGTCGCGTAGGGCTTCACCTCGGGCACGTTTCCGCCGGCCTTGGGCGGAGGGAGCTGCGGCGCCTCGCCGTGGCGGTAGACGCGCGGCCGGGCTCCGAAGATGGCCCGCACGGTGGCTGAGTCCTGCAGGGTGGTGAAGATGGGCGGGAACATCAGGCAGCTCCGTTCTGGCGCGCCAGGCGGCGCACCACCCGGTCAATGTCCTTGATCAGCTCCGACTCGACGGTCTGGATGGCCTGCTGCGCCTTGGCGGCGAAGGCGGGCCGGAGCCAGGGCTCGGCCGGCTGCTTCTCCGAACCGTACTCCAGGAGGTTGGCGGTGGCCAGCGTGGTGGTCGTTGGACCAGGACGCTGGTACGTCTGGCGCTTCACGCGCACCAGGTAGCGTTCGCCGTTGCCGCCGCTCACTGCCTTGCCGCGCGTGACCACCAGGGACTTCAGCAGCAGCCCGGTGTTTTCCTGGTCGTCGGTGCTCAGGTTGTCGGTGGCGCGCGCGAGATTCAGCGCGGCCTCCTGCAGCAGCACCAGAGCGCCCTTGCGCAGCGCCCGCTTGACCGGGCCGCCGGCCTTGCTCACGACCTCGGGCGGCAGCTGCTCGAGGGTGCGCAACACGCCGTCCAGGCCTTTCAGCTCGAGAACGCCGGAGTAGTCGGCCACTTGAACCTCCTGAACGCAAACGACCGGATGCTCTCGCGCCCGGCATCGGACTCGAAGCTGGAAGCCTCCAGAAGCACAAAGCCCTGGATGCTCATCCATTCGACCAGGCCGGCCTCCTCGAAATAGTACAGGTGCTCTCCGGGCCGGTAGTGCTTGGACTCACGGATGCGGTCCAGCGACTGCATGATCGGCATCGACAGGAACAGGAACGACCGGAGGTAGACGTGGCGCAGGTACGTCTCCGGATCGGGCACGTGCTCGAGCACGTCCCAGAAAGTATAGGCGCCGAAGCAGTCCAGGTTGTCGGCCCACCGCCCCGACTCCTTCAGCCACTTCACCGCCGACGGGTTCACGTCGACGCCGAAGGTATGCGGCCGCCGCTTGATGAACTCGCCGGAGCCCACGCCCACGTCGAGCACGCGGCCAGACCCGAAGTGCCTGCGCACGAACTCGATGCGGCCGGCGTTGATCCGATCGGCGATCTCCTGCCCTTCGTAGCCGCGGCACTTCTCGAAGTACTCCTCCCCGTAGTCGACCAGCTGCGACTGGTCGGCTTGGTAGGCGACGCCGTGCTCGCGGCACAGCATCAGGTCGCCGTCGGCTACGGCTGGCCAGGATGCGATGAAGCGGTCCATAGGGCGAAGATATCCATGAACTCGAGCTGCGCGCGCGGCAGCGACATCACGAAGTTGTAGACGTGGTCCAGCTCGGGCTTGCCACGGCTGTCGACGTCGTGGAACAGGACGCGGCCGCAGCGCTTCACCAGCTCGAAGTCCTCGCGCACGCGCTCGTCGTGCGCGCCGTCCACGAAGGCGAAGTCGAACTCCAGCGATTCGATCAGCGCGGCCTTCTCGGCGTCGTTGTGCACCAGGTGGAGGTCGATGTTGTCGATGCCCAGAGAGCGCCAGAAAGCGCGCCGGTCCCACTTCTCGCCGAGCTGCTCGAGCCGGCCGTGGTGGAGGTCGATGGTGATGACGCGGTCCACGAACTGCGAGATCTCCGCCGCGCCGACACCGCGGTAGGTGCCGATCTCGAGCGCGGTGCGCACGCCCTTGCCGGAGAGGAAGTGCTCTATCACACCACCACCCTCGCGGATGCTGAGAATCGAGCGCTTCAGCGCATGCTGGCCATGCAGGGCAACGATCTTGTCGCGCATCGCACTCATGCGGCACCCCCGGGCATGCGTGAGCCATTGAAAGCGACCACGGAGAAAGACCACGCCAGGTCACGCTCGCTGGCCAGCACGTCAGCGAACCCTAGGTCGACCAGGATGCGGCGCATCTGGCCCGGCGACCATGAATGCAGGTGCTTGCGGCAGTTCTGCGGGAGCCAGTACTCCATGTCGGGGTGCGGCAGGTACAGGAACAGCACGCCCTGCGGCTTCAGGCGCGATCGCCAGTGTTCGAGCGCCGCAACCGGGTTCTGCAGGTGCTCGAGGCAGTGGCTTGAGAAGACATAGTCGAACGGGCCAGGCGGCAGGGCCATCGCCGAATACTCCGCACCCACGTCCACCGGAGTGGCGCCAGGAAACGGCCAGCGGCCAGGGCCCACGTCCACGCCATCGCCGACACAGAACTGCTGCGCGATCGGCACGATGAACCTGCACGCGTTTCCGTTGCGCAGGTACTCCGGGTACAGCCGCTTCCGGTATTCGAAGATCACGATGAACGCCTCCAGAGAGCCAGACCGATGCCGCCGTAGACCACCTCATCAGGCGGCAGCTTTCGCACCAGGTTGTGCACCGGAGGTTGGAACGGCAGGCACTCCTGGAACAGGACACGGCCGCAGCGATTCGTGAGGCTCCAGTCGAGCTCCGTGTCGTCCGCGTGATTGCCGTCGAGGTAGGCGAAGTCGAAGTCCAGCTTTCGCACCAGGCGCGCCTTGTGCTCGTTGTCGTCGAGGTCCACGAACTCCACGTTCGTGATGTCCAGATGCGCCATGATCTCGTGGCGCACCGGGTTGTGGAAGATGTCCATCGACACCACGCGCCGGAACAGGCGCGACAGGATCACCGCTGTGATGCCATTCCAGGTGCCGATCTCCAGGCATGTGTCGCCGCGCACATCGCACTGCTCGAGGAAGCGCTTCAGGTCGTGGAAGACGCTCGAGCGGCGGAAGACCTCTCCACCGAAGCGCTGGTGGATGGCGAGCAGCGCCGGGTCTGTGAGGATGATCTGGAGCATGCGGCCAATCCGCTTCTCCGTTTCCTGGGTCCATTCGATCATGGGTAGAGCACGGCGCGAAGCCGGCTGTCTGTCTTGATTCGGTGATGCGGCAGCAGGCCGCGCAGGTGCTCCAGCTCGCGCTCGGGGACGTGCCCGATCGGATCGTCGGCCGCGCCAGGATTCCACTTCTCGTTCACGTTGTGCACGCCGCTGGCAAAGAAGTCGAAGCCGGTCAGGAACAGCGACGCCGGCGCGAACGAGAGAACGGTCAGGATGGCGGAGAAGCCGGTGGTGGGCACGCGCCGACCGAGCAGCTCGAAGTGCTCCAGGAACTCGGCCAGCTCCGGCACATAGGTCTCGGTGAACCACCAGGACTCGCGCAGCGTGTAGATCCAGCGAAAGTCGACGCCGGCCAGCTTGCCGCGGGCCTTGTGCCAGTCGCTGCGGATCGCGTTGGCATTCGGGCACTTGCACATGCACAGGTCGACGCCATCGCGCTGCAGCTCGGCGGCGGACTTCTTGATGGCGTTTCCGAAGTAGGAGAAGTAGACGTCGGTGCGCTGACCGGCCGCCGGCGAGAGCTTGTAGTTGTTGACGCGCACAACGACGTCGTGCGAGTCGACCAGCCCTGGCTCGTTGTCCAGCACCCCGGGCCCGGAGCCCACGATGGCCACGGAGCGGCCCTGGAAGTAGGGCGCGACCTCAGCCCGGGAGACGAAGCGCATGAAAGAACCTCTCGGTCATTTCGGACAGGTGGTCCGTTGGGCAATTGTCCACCACGTGGAGCGAACTGTCGCGCTCGAGGATCTTCTGCGGCGTGATCTGGCGGACGAAGCCGGTGCTCGATCGGAGCCCCAGACGGGACCAGACCAGGAGAGCAGGCTTCTCTAGCGCCTCGGCCATGGGCACCACGTAGGACACGTAGCCCACGAAGCCGGCCGCCACGCTGGCCACGTCGAACAGCTGGCTGATGGTCGTTTCGTCGCGCAGGTCGACGTCGATGCCGGAGAACTTGTAGAGCGGCCGCCCAGCGCCGATCTGCACCAGGAGCGCGCGCCCGCGCAACCGGTCGATCGCCTCCTGGATCCGGCGGCAGTCCGGCAGCAGCTCGTGCCCGATGCCATCGGTGCGCCCCATCGGCGCGCGCGGGAGCTGCACGCAGACGATCGGCAGCTTGTAGGCCAGCAAGCGGCGCGTCAGCGCCGGGTCGGTGACCGTCCAGTCCAGGCGGAGCTCAACGGGCCCGGAGATGCCGGCCTGGATGCAGACGTCCTCGAACTGGCGCGTTCGCCAATTGCGGCGCCTCGAGTAGTGGGCCAGGACGTCGATCGGGGAGCGCCGGAACGGCGAGAGCTTGATCCGGTCGGCATAGGCCTGGAAGACGTCCGGCCAGGCGGTGCACACCTCGAGCTGCTCGCCACGCGCGACCAGGTGCCGAACCACCGCGGCGAGGTAGATGGCGTCGCCGATGCCCATGCCGCCACGGATTGACCTCATGCGATCGCGCCTCCCCGGCACTCTTCAGACCTGCGAACGGACCTCTGCCCGGACCTCTACGATCTGCGGCCGGACCTCTTGAACCTCTGCGGAAACCTCTGCAGGAACCTCTGACGCCTTCGAATTTCCCTCTTTCACCTGCTCTCGGCCCTCTTTCGGGCCATTTTGGCACTCTGCAGGATCTGCGCGGACCTCTCGGACCTCTTCAGGCACCTCACGGAGCACCTCGAGCGCGATCTTCACCTCCGCCGCCGGCACCTCTCCGACCTCCAGGAGCACCTGCTCGAGCGGGATGCGTTCGAACAGGTCGAGCGCCGTGCGCCTGCTGCAGTTGGTCACGCGCACCCCCGCGGCCTTCGCGTCCCGAGCTACCCGCTTAAACTGCAGCGGCCAGCGCGCGATCGACAGGCAATTGCCCAGACCGGGCGGGTGATCGCCATGCCAGTGACGGCGGCCATCCGGCGCGAAGGTGCAGTCGTACCCGAGCAGCACGATGCGCGCCGCGCCGGCGGCCAGCGCGAGCGCGACGGCGCAAGTGCCACTGTTGCCGGAGCCGCGGAACCAGGAGCTGGCGTGCAGGGTTTCGACCCCGTAGTTCACCCCCAGCGCGGACCGACAGAAGCGCCGGCCTTTGAAGTCCCGCTCCGTCTCCTGCGCGTGCGTGAGGCCGGTGCGCGGATCCTTGGTCGCCCACCACTTCGCGTCGAAGGCGAACAGCGCATCTGCCCACGGCGCCAGGCGGAACGTCGTGTTCGTGACCACGGTCGGATGCCCGGTGAGCCGGACGAGCTCAACATCGGCGGCGGTGAGCGACGGGCCGCTGGCCAGACAGAAGACGGTGCGCCCGCGCCAGTTCGGCGCTGGCGGGTCACCCTTCATTGACACCGGTCGAGGCCAGGAGAACCACCTCACGGCGGCCGCTGACGCTGTCCGGCAGCACTGCCTCGATGTTGAAGAAAGTGCCATCCGGCGCCAGCGCACGCAGGGACGCCTCGAAGCCGGGCCGGTACCGCGTGGTGATCCGGCACGTCACCTTGCTGTTGAGCGCCTGAGCCGCGAGCAGCTCGCGCCCCTGCAGGTAGGTGATCTCGCAGGGCATGCGCGAGCGCGCGACGAAAGCGTCGAGCCAGGCCGGCTCCCACGCGCCATCGGAGTCCAGCTGGCCAGCGTCGCGCTGGAACGTGAGCCAGTGCCGGAGCTTGCCAGCCCTCATGCCATCCCCAGACGCACCCGCAGCGGCCGCATGAGCGCCTCGGCGCCGTTCGGGATCGACGCGAGGGCCTTCTCCACGCTGTCCTCGCGATTCTCGTAGAGGTGCCCGAGCACCAGGAGGATCGCGGCGCGCAGCGAGCGCGGCAGCGGCGGCGCATCGGAGTCCGGGTTTTCCTCGGACTGGTAGCCGGAGCGGTACCGGACCTTTACCGTGTTCGGCGCCTTGACAACGATCGGCCACGTGGTGGTCGGCCGCAGCACCACCGGCTGCTCCGGCGTGCCGTAGTCGTCCACCAGGTAGGACGCGGCGTCGAACTCGCCGTCGGAGTCGTTCACTGCGGAGAACGAGAGCAGCTCGATGAACGGCGGCCGCGGCAGCTCAAAGCCTGCCGCCGGCAGCTCGTCCATGGCCGCCTCCCAGGTCCGCACCATGAGCGACAGGCCGGTGAACTGCTCGGCGTGCGCCACCGCCGCGTCGAGCATGCCCAGAATCAGCGCGTCGTCCGGGTGCGTCTCGTTGTCGGAGTCGCCATCGATCGGCACCACCTCGAGATGCTCGCGGCAGGTGTCGAGCGACAGGAGCCGCCCGGTCGCATGGGTGATGACCTTGGCGCGGAGGATCCGAACATCAGCCATGGGTGTCCTCCGCCTCGCGCAAGTCCTTGCCGTCGCGCCCGCGCTTCACCGCCAGGCGCCAGTCGGGAGACTCGCCGGGCACCGCCTCCGTGGCGCGCTGCGCGATGTAGAACTGCCCGCCGTAGGTGACAGCGTCGGCCTTCTCGAATCGTGCACCCTTGCGCCAGACGCCGCGGTCCAGGACCACGTCGAACTTCAGGCTGCGAGTCACGCGCGTCTCGCCCGCGCCGAAGGCGAACTCGACGGTGCGGCCATCCTCGAGCAGCGCCACCTGCAGGTCCTCGAGCTGGAAGCCATCCCGGCCAGGCGCGCCGTCCTTGCCCGCCAGGCCCACGGCGCCGTCCTTGCCCGCCGGGCCTGGATCTCCACGCTCTCCGGGCAGACCGCGCTCGCCCGGAGCGCCGGGAGCACCGTCCTTGCCGTCCCGACCATCGCGCCCGTCGGCACCGTCCAGGCCCTTCTCGCCGCGCTCGCCCTGCAGGCCCGGCGCGCCGTCGCGGCCATCCCGACCGGCCGGACCATCGCGCCCGACCTCGCCGGGCATGCCGCGCTCGCCAGGCGCGCCGCGCTCGCCCGGAGCACCGGGAGCACCATCCTTGCCCGCTGGGCCCGCGTCGCCATTTTCTCCGCGCTCGCCGGGCCGGCCGGGCTCGCCAGGTGCCCCGTCCTTGCCGGCGATGCCAGGCTCGCCACGTTCACCCTGGAGCCCGCGCTCGCCCTGCGGCCCGCGCTCGCCCATCGGGCCGGGCGTGCCGTCCAGGCCCTTCTCGCCGATCGGGCCCTGCGGCCCACGTTCACCCGGAGCGCCGTCCTTGCCGTCGCGTCCGGGCATGCCGTCGGCACCCTTCTCGCCCTGGGGACCACGCTCGCCGGGTGCACCAGGCGCGCCGTCCTTGCCAACCGGGCCGGCAGGACCGGCGTCGCCGCGCTCGCCAGGCATCCCCCGCTCGCCGACCAGGCCACGTTCGCCGACCGGGCCGGGAGCACCAGGATCGCCCTTGTCGCCCTTCGGTCCGGCAGGGATGGACTTGATGAGCTGCTCCAGCGCCTTCAGAGAACCGTCGACCGGCGCAAGCCGCTTGTCGACGTACTGCTGCAGGGAGAGGAACACCTGCTCGGCCAGCTTTTCGAGATCGCTCATCGCGTCGGTCCTTACGTCGATTCCGTCGGCGTCAGCGCCACCGCGGTGCGCTCGCTGCCGGCCATGGTGGCGGAGACGACCACACCGGAGTCGTCCACCGCCTGGAACTCCACGGTCGCGGCGCCGCCGCCCAGACTCGTGATCGTCGTCTTACCGGCAGCGACGGCGAGCAGGATCCGCAGGGCATCGCCGGCAGTGTATGCGCCTTGCACCTGATCATCGAGGCAGGAGCGCAACAGCAGCTCGGAGATGCCGGCGTTCAGATCGATGAGGTTCTGCGCCGCGCTCTTGCCGTTGGCCAGCGTGTACGCCCAGATCTCCGCCGCGGAAGCACCGGTGCCCGCGCCGGGCCCGGTGCCGCCGTTGCCGAAGTAGCGTGAGCCGAACATGTCAGGTCAGGTCCCGCGTGACGGCGGAGCGGTTGCCGTAGGAGTCGACGGTCGCATCGATCACCGCCTTGGTATCGGCCAGGTCCCTGAATACCGGGTTGAACGTGTCGAGCCCGGTGACCTTGCCGCCCAGCGCAGCGTTGTGCAGACGGATGGACTGGCGCAGAGTGACTGTGCCCTCCACCGCCTCGTCGTGCACAGCATCCGCGATCGCCGCGGCGCTCGGGATATCGCCAGTCGCCGCCGGCGAGGCCGGGATGAGGTCCGTCTTCGCCTTGATCGCCGCCACCTCGGTGTCCACGTACCCGGCGATCGTCGCGAGCGTGCTGTTGACGGTGCCGAAGGCGGCCGCGATATCGGAAGCGTCCGCGGGATCGGCCGGCAGGTTGTCGGTCTTCGCCTTGATCGCCGCCACCTCGGTGTCCACGTACCCGGCGATCGTCGCGAGCGTGCTGTTGACGGTGCCGAAGGCGGCCGCGATATCGGAAGCGTCCGCGGGATCGGCCGGCAGGT